GGATCTTGACGAAGGCGTCATTCGCCCCATCACCTAGGAAGTCGATCATCGACAGATCGCAATCTGCCAAGATCGACTCGAATGTCAGATCATCCATGATCTAGACCTTTCGTTTCGTAGGGAAGTCGTGCCAGGGGATTGCCCATCCTCCCTGGAGTACGGTACTGGCACTAGAACGGCCTTTGTCTTGCACCGTTCTGCCGCCGTGGCCACGATCCGAAGATCGCCCACGAATGGACTGGCTCTTGGCCGAAGCCGGGTGAACTCGCCCGTCAGAGTCCGGCTCGCCGTGGCCGCCGTGGACTCGATCTGACAGGGACCACGCTACGCCGATTCGGCCCGGAAGGAATAGGCCGAACGGACTATTCGATCACGATGATTCGTTTGGCCTACAAACGTTTGTTCGATCAGGTACATTCTCTGTACCGAACGAATGTTCGTCGATCATTCGTGGGTATATCGAACGCGTGTTCGTATCGCATTCACGTATATACCGAACGAGTGTTCGCATTTAATTCTATCCCTATCGGGTTAGTGGGAAACGAATCTCGAGATTTCCTATAGATAAAGTGGGAAATGGGATCATATGTTCGTAGGTCGAACGGCCCACGAACGTTTGTTCCCCCTCCTGCGACGGACCATTCCCTTGTGGTCCCTAACCGAGATTTGGAGGTACATTCCAAAGGTTTAATTTCACTTTTCACTTGACAGTCTAGAGTTTACCTCTAGACTGTGCTCCATGCCGGAAACAATGCAGGTTTTGGCCTTCATCGAGCAAAATTACTACGAAACGGGACTCTTACCCACAAAAGAGAAGACCGCAGAGCACTTTAACATCTCTCTTAGAAATTTGGCGGGTATTTTCCGCCGCACAGACTTCATAAATGCATTTCGAGCGAGAGGTCTACCGGATTACAAGACAGTTAAACAGAACGATAAGGGTCTATTGACCCCAATGCAACTTGCTGTAGCGAATATCTTGTTGAACACTCACGATCGCAACACCCTCAGAAAAAAGTTGACGACACTAGGCGTTACGACCACTCAATTTCAGGCGTGGCAAAAACAGAGTGCGTTCCAAGATTACCTCCGACGAGAGTCTATTGCCCGGTTCGGGAACGCAGACGTTGATGCTAGGCTCGGCCTAGTGAAACTAGTTCAAGACAGCGATCTGAACGCAATTAAGTACTACATGGAAGTCTCGGGGATTTATTCCCCGGCCAGCACGCAGGTATTCGATCTTCAACGAATCCTGGCGCAGGTCCTCGAACTCCTGGTTAAATACCTCGCACCGGCCGAGTTGCTAGCCGTTGCGGAGCAACTGGAATCCATCCTGAACAACCAAATTCCCCCTAAAGAACCCACCCAGGAATTCATCCCTGTAGAATCAATCGAGGCACCGGATGTCGACGTTTTTGGTGACGAACACGATCAAGGATCTGGATGGTTCCCCGATGAGCGGGGTGAAAGTTTCCATCTCACTCTTTCCTAACTACGGGTTCAGGATTTCAGACGACACAGAAATCATCCCTGTAGAAACTACTGTCACGGATTCGAATGGAAAGTGGCAGGGGGCGCTGGAAACAAACGACAACATAACTCCCGAGGGGACACTTTACAAACTCGAGGAATTCGTTCCTAAGGTAAGCGGTAATACCAGACAATTCATGTTCCGGGTTCCAGATACGTTGCCAGTTAGTCCCGCAACTACGCCTGTAAGGGATTTGCTAGTCCCCGAGGTTCGTGCTATTGGTGTTGTAGGAGAGTTTCTCACTCAGTCAGAAGCAGAAGCAATCTACGCCCATAAAGGTGAAGTTGGGACACAAGGACCAGCCGGACCGCAAGGAATTCAAGGAAATCCAGGTCCAACTGGTCCACAAGGTGCTCAGGGTCCAACTGGAGCGACAGGAAATACGGGTCCGGCAGGTGCAACTGGCGCAACGGGTCCAACTGGTCCCGCAGGTCCGGTAGGTCCAGCAGGAACTGGAATTAATTACAAGGGCCAAGTTGCGGCTGTAGGAAATCTCCCTCCTAGTGGAAACGTAAATGGTGACGCATACTCCGTTACGGCCGATCCAGGTTATCTCTACATTTGGGGCGGTTCTTCTTGGAATAGAACTGTATTTCAAGGTCCGCAAGGAGTTCAGGGACCAACTGGAGCAACGGGTGCGACTGGTTCTCCAGGGCCAAAGGGAGATACTGGCGCAACAGGTCCGACAGGAGCAACCGGAGCCACCGGAGCCACAGGCGCGCAAGGTCCAGCAGGACCAACCTCAATCAGTACCGACGCAAACAACTTCGCCACACTTGGAACAGATAGCAAACTTTATGTGAGGAAATTCTACACGGTTAGCGCAAGTGATCCTTCCGGGGGACAAGATGGTGACATTTGGTTCAAGACCGTTTGAGAGGGCTGTAGGATGGCATTAGAAGATGAAGCCACGACAACTGGTCCAGCAACTCATTTCGGATTATCCGAAAGAGGAATGATTCGCAACACCATGCAGAATCGCAACGAGCGGAGAATGGCTGCTGCACGTAGACGTTTAATGGGTCCTGCTGCTCATTGGGGATTGACAGAGCGATCTGGACCACCAATCAAACTCGGAGTCCGGAAACAGGATCCAGCAAACTGGACCTACGGTGGGGCGCAATATATCAATGCCACACAATACGCACCGTCGCGTAAACTTAGGGGTCCGGTCTGATGCCTGGCAAGAAGATGAACTCCATTAAAAACGTTCCCATGTACGAGGCGCTCAAGCGTAAAGGGTACGCGAAACAAAATGCCGCCAGGATTTCCAATGCGGCTGTAGGTCGTCGATTGATGAAAGGTAAGTAATGCCCGGTACTTTCTACAAGCAGGCAGGTGTCTGGACTGAATTGGACGACACTGATGTCCCGTCTGCGCTTGTAGGAGGAACTTGGAAGGCCATTAAGGAAATCCACGTTAAAAGTTCGGGCGCATGGGTGCGAGTTTGGCCCCCTGTTAATCCTCCCACGCCAACAAACATGCGGTTTGGAACGACGCAATGGATTAATGCACATTACGAAGTCCAAACCGTTTGGGATCCGGTTCAGTCGAGTCTATTCGATGGTTACGAATTGGAAATTACCCGAGTTGGTGGACCATATGCAACTCCGCCGACGATTATTGATACAGGCTCTCGAAATAACTTTATCACTGACGTTGCTGTAGGTGAGACTGGTGGAATTGTTGTAAGTTATCGAGTCCGCAGTTACAAGTCGGGCTACCGTTCTCCGTGGTCCCCATTGATTACAACAACGACTCCTGGTGATGCGGGATTCTGTCGGGTGAATTTTGTGGGCCCTGTAGGTGATGTGTGGGGCAAGATGTATTGCCAACTCATTCACGACGGAAATCCAAATAACGTCACATACGATATGGTGAGAACCCAAGTAGGTAAAACTGCTGTAGGTAAGGTCTACACCATTACCGGTGGAACGATGAATTGTGTAGACCAATTAACTACGGCTTACTATAGCGGATCGAAGGCGGGATCGACAAATACTGCGGATGCTTATTCCGATCAAATTGCGTGGAATTTCTATTGCAAGAATGCTTGGGGTAAGCAGAATAACCAATCTGGAAGTCCGTATGGAGCCGTTTGGGGATTTGCACCGTTCCAGGGTATTTGGCGACTTGGAAATCCGGGGGATAAGGTTCTACGGATCAATGCTGCATCCGTCAACACTTATCGACGTCAGCCTTCTAATTCTGTTGGATGGGTTGGTGGCGTACCTCGTTGTGGTGGTAATCAGGGTGATATGGAAACGGTGTGGTTCTTCGATAAGAACATAATTTCCGATTTGGGAATCGGAAATCGAATTAGAGCCGGACAAGATTTCCAACATGGACTCGGACGACGAAATGATGGCGGAAATCTAAGCGTTACGTTTTCGGTTGCTGGTGCTGCTCTCGTACAGGGTCAATCCGGTGCGCCTGGACCCCTTACTACATTATGGTATACACGTACTTGGCAGAGAGGGCAGGGCGAACTGTTCACACTACCCCGGAACTGGTCTTTGGCACTTGCGGACGCCGCTCAGCCACAGTACGGTTCTCCTGCGGTCTACGGAGATAACACCGCCAACACATACGCAGAATTTGGCTATCCAGGTGAGATTATCGGAGGGGTTGTAAACGGGCAACTCGTAATCATAAACAATTTCTCATGAACGGACATCTTAAGACAGTTGTAGCGATCTGTCTAACGGTGATGGGATCACTGTTGATAATTAATATGGCGTGGTTGATTCATTCACATAGTCTTGCTACAGCCGATCTAGACGGTGTGGTAACGGTTATCTCAATCATCATTGGTGCTTTGATGTTGCTAGGAGGAATAGCTATCTTCGGTGGAAGGTACGATATCAAAAGGAAGCAAGATGTCTGATTTTGGAGATATTGAATCTGACGATGTTCTCGATCCAACTCCACCTGATCCAGAGTTTCTCGCGAGAATGTTCGTGGAGAAGTGTAAGGAACTGTCCGGAGATAACATGCGGCCCCATTGGGATGAAGTTCATCCCTTTGAGCGAGCGCTGTTCATCTTCGCTCTTGCACTCATCGTTGAGAAGTTGAAGAGGGAGTGGAAGAATGGGTAATACCTGTAGTTGTCGAACAAATGCTTGGTGGAGTGCCCTCGATTGCTTCCTCTGGCTATTTTTCGATAAGAGAGTTAGGCCTTGTCGTCATCGGAGGTATTGTTGTGGGTAGCCTCTACATGAATGGTAGTAACTTACCGAGTTTGGAGCAAGTCTGTCGTGACGCAGGACTCGACACCCAAGTTTGGTCAGGGTGGCAAACACGATCCCGATCTACCGGCGGGTACGATTCTCCCGGTCCTATTGGGATTGTGGACCATCATACTGCTTCTCCTTCTACTCAGTCCTTCCAAAACGATTGGTCCTACTGCGCTGTTGGCCATCCTGACGCCCCTGTCGCTAATATGCTCTTGGGTCGTTCCGGTCAAGTGGGAATCCATGCAGCGGGTGCTTCCAATCATGCAGGAAAAGGAGGGCCGTGGCAAACTTCCCGAGGACAAATCCCCCTAGACTCTGCAAACTCAAGGACGATTGGAATCGAGGCGCAAAATAATGGAGTCGGAGAGTTGTGGTCCCCAGAAATGGTTGAAGCCTACGAAATCCTCGACGCCGCCCTCTGTAAAGCCTATGGAATTGCACCGCTCAGCGACATTATGGCTCATTTCGAGTGGGCCCCAACAAGGAAGATTGACCCTTGGGGTGGAAATTCACCGACTCCAGGCTTTAGCTATACGGGACCATTTGAGTGGCACATGAACGGACTTCGACAGAACGTTCAGAATAGAATTGGTGCTGGCCCGCCTCCTGAGGAAGAAACGCTCGATTTGTATTCGTATCCAATCTCAAGAAGGAGATAACATGGCAGATCCAGTTAAGCCCATTGTCCAAATCATTGTGCCGACAGTCGGAGGCGTTTCTAATCCAGCGTGGTTTGTTCGTTGGGCTTCTGGCTATCTCGGTTGGGCATCGAACGCAGAAACAACTCTTGCTCAGCAAATGGGCGTGAAGAACTCTGCTATTACGATGGGTTCCGATCAATACCAGAGATTGCTTCTGGAAGCAACCGCTGGATGGGATCCAGAGCAAGCCTCACAACAAAGACGTGCCGCTGGCGGTCAATAGTGCCTCGAAAAGATGGCATCGACGTAAGTCGATTTCAGCATCCTCCATATCAAGCAAAACCGGTTGATTGGGAGGCTGTTAAGAACGCAGGCGTTTGGTGGGTCGCCTACCAAACGATCAAGGGTGATTCAGTAGATCCATCATTCGCCTACAATAGATCCGAGTGTGCTCGTTTGAGTATTCCCGCCGATGCTCCTGCGGGCACACTCGGTTTTCGCTATAGATTAGCATATGGCTACCCAACGACCCCGCACAGTCCGAATCAGGCTACGAATACTCCTTGGGATCAACAAGCACGGAATTTCGTTTCTGCTGTAGGTCGGTTGTTATCGGGGGAAGGAGTCATGTGTGATGCAGAGACAGAAGGCATTTCAGAGCAACTTACACTATTATGGTGTCAAACGGTCGAGGTTGCCACAAAATTGCCTGTTGCAGTTTATACCGGGGGCTACGTGGCGGGTGGTACGCTTTGGCGATCCTCTTCTATTTATAATGGACAACGAGCGCGTGTATTTGCTGCCTATTCATCTGAATCAGATGCCCGGAACAAACATGCTGCTGGAATTCCCTGGGATGCCTGGCAATTTTCCGGCACAGGGGCTTGTCCTGGCGTCTTAGGGGATTGTGATCTAGATCAAGTCGATGATGCTGCCGCATTTAAGTTGACGTGCGGATTAACTGGTGAAACTGAACAAGAAATGCCATTTTTTATGAATTGGAAGCATCGTGCCACGTAAAACAGAACAAAAGATGACTCCACAACTAATGTTGGAGCATTTTATTGATGGTTTACGTCGAACAGCCGTCAAACCAACGATCTATGGCTATAAGCCAATGGATCACCAGGAGAGATTCCATGGTTCAGTTGCCAAGGGAAGATTGTTTATTGGAGGCAACCGATCGGGAAAAACTGTGGCAGGAGTGGCTGAGGACGTACTTTGGCTTACCGGAAAGCATCCATATCGACCTACACCACCAACGCCTATTCGAGGCCGAATTGTTGCTGTCGATATTCTCCAAGGCGTAGAGAAAATCATCCTTCCTGAGTTGGCTAGATGGATTCCACCATCAGAATTAATAGATCAGTCATGGGAAAGTTCCTATAACCGGGGTTTGAGAACGCTGACGCTTGCAAATGGGTCGTTCGTAGAACTAATGTCGTACGAAATGGACTTGGAAAAGTTCGCTGGTACGTCAAGACACTTCGTTCACTTCGATGAAGAACCTCCGAAGCCAATTTTCAACGAGAATATGGCACGTCTAGTGGACGTAGGTGGCTCTTGGTGGTGTTCTATGACACCTGTTGAGGGAATGACGTGGGTTTACGACGATATTTACATTGCGGCGCGTACAAATCCTAACTTCTTCGTTGTCGAAGCAGGAATGGACGACAACATTTATCTTTCAATGGTTGAAATCGACCAGTTACTTGCTACAATGGATGACGACGAGAAGGCAGCACGTCGTCAGGGCAAATTTGTCCAGATGGGGGGCTTGATCTATAAGAAATTTGGTCCGGATAACATTATTCCATCGGTTTTGCATTCATCCCGATGGAAATTGATTAAGGACAAGTGGCAATTCGTCTGCGGAATGGATCATGGCTTCAACAACCCAACAGCATGGCTTTGGGCAGCGTTGAGTCCCGACGGAAAGATCATAATCTTCGATGAACACTATGAATCCGGTCAAATTGTGGCGTACCATGCGGAAGTTGTTAAGGCCAAGAACCGGCTATACGGAATCGAACCTAATTTTATGGTTGGTGATCCGTCAATCCGCAATACCGACCCTATTACAGCAACCTCCGTCCACATCGAGTACGTCGAAGCCGGAGTTCCCATCGTCCTTGGAAACAATGACGTCCGAGCAGGTATCAATGCTGTTGCATCCCTCTTCGAAAAGAAACAACTTTTCGTAACGGCCAACTGCGAGAATCTGCTGAAAGAACTGGCCCGTTACAGGTGGGCAACCTGGTCTTCTAAAAAGATGCAATCCGAGCGGAATGTAAAAGAGGAACCGCACAAGAAGAACGACCATGCTTGTGATGCGTTGCGCTACATTGTTGCAAGTAATCCACAGTTTGATGGTACGGATTCACCCAACATTGGCAATATTATTCATGCTCCGACAGCATCTGCATCTGACGGGGGGATGATCGACTGGTCACTCGTCCAGCAGCCCCTAGACCGTGATTACACGGAAATGGTAGATTCCCAATTGGGAGGAGAATGGTAATGGCCGAAACCACAACGAAGGCACCTGAGCAGCCCGCTCAGAAGGATGAAAAGGCTACTGTTGTAGTGGTGCAAACAGAAGTAAAGGTCTTCATGGATGGTGAAGAAGTTGCTTCTGTTACCGGTGATTCTGTGACGGGGATTTACGTTCAGGGATCGGGCGGTGCAGTTTCGTATGCGAATACTGGCGGTGCGCTTCCTGTTGGTGTTTATGTCCTGACCGCCAAGAATCCTTCCCCTGTTCGCCCGCTGACAGAAGATGAACAGAAGGCTGCTAAGCAGGCGGAAAAGGATGCCGAAGAAGCCGCAAAGCGTGGTGCTACTATTGGTGGCCCCGCTCGTAATCAGGCCGAACTCGATGAACTTGATCGGAAGCCTGAGAAGAAGTAACTCAAACAAAGGAAGCAGCATGTTGATTCGAATTGTTAGTGAGCCTGTAGCCTCACCCGCGCAATGCAGAATGTGTGGAGCAGGCTCACTTTCAGAAGGTAGAGAATGGTGGCTCGATGTAGGAATCATAGAAGACTTCTATGGCCGTGTGTATTACTGCTCGATTTGTTTCGGGCAGATGGCTACAGAAGCAGGATTTCTTACGCCCGCTAAACGACAGGAACTCGAACAGAAAGTCAGAGACGCTCATGCAAGAATCGAGGAAGCCGAATCAGCAATGGGTAACCTTGCTACTCTTGGCATTGACGTGTCTACAATCCATCGGTATGTTGAAGATCATCATGTTTCTCTTGAAGGAACGGAGCGAAATCTCGACGCGCTCATCGAACGAACGAACCCTGTTGATGAACAAACTGATGAGCAGGGATCCGATGACGTATCAGATTCTCAGCCAGGAACCCAGCCCAAACTCTCACTCACCTGAGAGGGAAATTCTCCGCAACGATGATGAATCAGAGTTGGAGAAAATCAATTGGGTCGGTGATGGTGAAGTTTTGATAGATATGACACAGGATTATCGAGACTTGGGGATAATCGGCGATGACTGATATGATGAGCGCCCTCATGGGTGGAATGCAGGGCGGTGAGGGCGCTGATCCTTCTCAATTCATGGCTCAAAACGTGAATGAGAACCGCGCTGATTCCCTTTCCGATAAAGAGAGACAAGAACTCCTTTCCAAACTGAATAAGATGTTTGATACTTGCCGAAAGGCAAGGACACAGTTCGAACGCCAATGGTACATGAACATGGCGTTCTACTTTGGTCGCCAGTATGTAACGTGGGCACCCGGGGCATCTGGCACCATGACTCGCCTGTACGAGCCTGCTGCGCCGAAATGGCGTGTGCGTTTGGTTGTCAACAAGATTCGTCCGTCGGTCCGATTCGAGTTGACGAAAATTACCAAAGAGCAGCCTCAAATCTACGTAATCCCAGCCTCCACTGAGGATTCTGATGTGGCTGCTGCGCGTGCAGGCGAGCAGATCGCTGAATACGAAATGTCGGAAATGAAGTTCAACCGTCTTATCCGGCGTAGCGTATTCTGGGCGCTCTTGTGTGGTTCATCGTTCTTGAAGACGTATTATGACGAAGAACAGATGGACCCCTCTGGCGTTCCTGGGAAAATTTGCGTCGAGCCTGTCAATGCGTTCCACATTTTGGCTCCGCTCATGCAGGAAGAAGAAATTGAGAATCAGCCGTTCTTGATTCATGCTATGACGAAGGATAAGGCGTGGATCAATTGGAGGTTTGGTAAAGAAATCCCAGCCGATTCTTCTGTAGGCTCTGGTGTTCTGGAACAACAGTTCTTGTCCGCACTCGGTGTCAATGCACAGAATCAAGCGACTTCGGATCAAGTCTACGTTAAGGAAGCATGGATTAAGCCTTGCAAAGACTTTGAGAATGGGGCGCTTGTATCGTGGGCTGGGGATCAAATCTTAACGTTCTTTGAACAGTGGCCTTATGATGTCACTGATTTCCCATTCGCCAAAATTGACCACCTTCCTACAGGGAGATTTTACGGAGAATCGACGATTACGGATCTCATTCCCCTACAGCGGGAACTGAACCGCACACGGTCCCAAATTGTCGAAGCCAAAAACAAAATGGCTAAGCCGCAACTTCTCGCTGTTAAGGGGTCGGTGGACGTTAACAAGATCACTTCCGAACCAGGGCTGGTGATTTTGTATACGCCAGGGTTTAATCCACCCACACCGATCCCCCTTTCTAATCTGCCGGAATATATCGCTGAGGAACTGAACAGGCTACAGCAGGACATTGACGAACAAACGGCTTCCTACGAAATTACGAAGGGCAGAACTCCGCCGGGAGTTGAGGCTGCTTCTGCCATTGCGTATCTACAGGAAGAAAACGACACGAAGTTTGCCCACACATCTGCTTCTCTTGAGGAAGCAACAGAGAAGGTAGGGCAGCAAATTCTCGGTTACGTTGCTCAGTATTGGGACGTCAGCCGAAAGATCAACGTACTCGGAGAAAACAGTGTCTACGAGGCGAAGGAATACTCCAAAGCGAATATCAACGGTAACACCAATCTCCGAGTTGAATCAGGTTCCGCCGCTCCACGTTCACGCGCTGCAAAGCAAGCATTTATCACTGAGTTGGGCAAGATGGGGTGGATCACTCCCGACAAAGCGCTCCGGTACATGGATATGGTTGAAACTGGACGTCTTTACGAAGAATCTCAGTTGGATGCTCGTCAGGTTCAGCGTGAAAATCACCAGATGACTGAATCTGCTCAGCAATTTATGATGCAGCAGCAAATGGATCCAATGACTGGTCAGCCGCAAGTTGATCCTATGACGGGTCAACCTATGGGTCCACAACCGTTGCCCATTAACGAATGGGATGATGACCAGGCTCACGTTCTGTATCATACAGACTACATGAAGACGCAGGATTTTGAGAATCTGGATCCACAAATCCAACAGGTTCATGTTCAGCACTTGCAGTTGCACCGTCAGAGGCAGCAATCTCAGATGGCGATACTGAATCAGGCGCCTCCGAACAGTCCAGACCAGGGGGCACCCGGAGAGCAGCCGCAGCAATCTCAACAGCCACAACCAACTCAGTAGGAAGCACCGAAAATGTCAGATTTCAATCTTGATCTTGGTGACGGGAATGATCCTGGCATCGGTTCTGATGGGAGTGATCTTGCTCCTGAGAATCAGGATAGCCTAGCGAATCCATTTCTCTCCAAGATTCCAGACGCCGATCGAAACGTTGTCGCCAAATACATTAAGGATTGGGATGCTGGTGTTACTCGACGTTTCCAGCAGATTCACCAGCAGTACGCTCCCTATAAGGATCTTGGCGACATAGAGTCAATTCAGGGCGCTATGGCGCTCCAGCAAATGATTAACGAAGACCCAGCAAGAGTCTATGAACTCTTGGGCAACTTCGTTAATCAAGGTCAGGAAGATCAACAGCAGCAACAACAGCAAGTTCAGCAATACACTGATGAATTCGGTGAGCAACTTCCGCAGGCTTTCGTGGAGAAGTTCACGCGGATGGAGGGCATTCTAGAGTCTCTAGCCGAACGATTCATGCAAACCGAACAACAGCAACAAGCCGATCTAGAAGATCGTGAATTGGACGATTATCTCGGTCAGTTGAAAGAACGTTATGGTGATTTCGACGAGGATTGGGTATTGTCCAAGATGATGAAGGGTATGGATGGCGAACAAGCCGTACAGCAGTATGGAAAGTTCGTTCAGGATACCATCAATAGCCGAATGTCAGGGAAACGTCCTGTCCCAGTTTTGGGCGGTGGCGGAAGCGTTCCGACAAACGGAGTTGACCCTACGAAACTCACACGTCAACAGACGCAGGATTTGGTAGCACAAATGCTAGCGGATGCTGCGGCGCAGGGTCAATAGGAGAAAACGCCAATGGGCGCAACCATGACAACGGTCAATGCGGCTTTGAAGGAAATTTACGAAGGCCGTATTGTCGATCAGTCCAACGAGGAAGTTGTTGCTACTCGCCGAATCGAATCCTCCAGCGCAGGCGTAACGGATACGGTCGGTGGGAAGTACGTGACTTTCCCAATTCGAGTGAAGCGTAATGCTGGTATCTCATATCGAGATGAGGAAACGCAGTTGGCGAATCCTGGCCAGCAGGGTTACGCTGCCGTGCAGGTCAAACTGAAGTACGGATATGGCCGCTTCCGTATTTCGGGCCAGACGATGGAACTTGCATCCACGAATTTCCAGGCGTTCAGTAATATGATGGACGAGGAAATGGATGGATTGAAGAACGATCTGGTTAAGGATGAGAACATCATCACCTACGGAAACATCAACAATGGTGTCCGTGCGATGATTAACGATACGGCTACGGGTGCTACTCATACGGTTGTCAATGCTCAGAACCTGGAAGCAGGTATGATCGTTGATATCCGTGAAGTTGCCACCGGTGTTGCGGCACCGACAGGAACTGGCCTGACAATCAACTCGGTTGATAAGACAACTAACACAGTTGTTTTCTCAGGTGTCACTGGTGCAACAACGGCCACGATGGGTATCTATCGTGCTGGTAACCGTGGTTTGGAGCCAACTGGTTTCGTTCCGATGTGTGCGGCTACAGGTTCAGTTTATGGCCTCGATCCCGCCATCGAGCCAAAGTGGGCCGGAAATACGGTTGCTATTAACGGTGCCCTTTCGGAAACGAACATGATTAAGGCGTGTGATACGGCTCGTACCCGAGGTGGAAAGACATCAGTCATTTTCACTTCTCTCGGAGTTCGTCGTGCGTATTTCGCTTTGCTGACAAATCAGCGGCGTTATACAGATACGAAGTCGTATCCTGGTGGTTTCCAGGGACTTCCTTTCAACTACGGAACTGAGATTCCTGTGGTTGAGGATGTTGATGCGCCTCCCACGTACATGTTCTTCATGGACGAGTCCAAGATCAAGAAGTATCGTCGTAAGGCTTGGTACTTTGCCGACGATGATGGTGCGGTCCTTAAGTGGATTGCCGATTACGATGCTTGGCAGGGTCTTATGAAGCAGTATTGGGAACTCGGAACTTCTATGCGTGGAGCGCACGTTCTCCATACTGGTGTTACCGAGGTCTAACAAATCTCCTGAGCGGGTCAGGAGCCAGGAAGGGGAGTGCTTCGGCACTCCCCTTTCTTATTTACGAAAGGAAGCCAATGACTATTCCTTTAACTCCAGCCGAGTGGAGCAAGATGGTAACAATTGCTCCAGGTGTAGTGGTAGAGCGTGATGTTCTGGCAATTGTGGAGTGGATCAGAAATTACGATCCTGACTTGGACGTTGTTTATCTTGATCCTAATCGGTTTGATCTTTCTGTGGATGACCCGCCGTACAAAGTAATCGAGCGTTGTCCTGATGGACTAACGAGAGTTGTCTTTTCTTGCTGGACGCTTGATGAGCGTGTGAAAGAGCGTATCATAGCCGCAGACACCTGGATAACAGACGTCCAGGGACGACTCGAAGCAAATAATCAAGGCGTCCGAGATAGTCAGCAGGAAGCATTCAAGGACAGTATGGCAGAAGCGCACGATCAAGTTGTGCATCTGTTGAAAAATCCGAAGACGTCATACACCCTCACAAATAGTGATGGTGAACTCGTCACGATTGAGGACGACAAGGGCGTGGTGAAACGAGATGCAACTGACTGATATCATTACTCGGGTACAGAGGATTTTCGGCGATGAAGATGAAGTCCAAATCTCTGTTGAGGATATCATTTCTTGGGTTTCCGATGGTCAGATGGAAGTTGCCCGGCAGACAGAAATCCTTACGAAGTCGAAGGAGTTCGATTTCGATCCTGTTACGTTCTCGAACGGATTTGTTCTACCCGCCGATTTCATTCTCGAAAAGCGTGTGACGTGGAATGATGGTACGAGTACTATTAATCTACAGAAGACGACGCTCATGGATTTGGATCAATACATTGGCGATCCACAATCTGTGAGCGATCAGAAGGTCTCGCTCTATTATTTTTGGGGTGGCTCTGTTTATCCCTGGCCTGTAGGATCGAAAGCAGTTCCGAAGGCGCTCAAATTGTGGTATGTGTGTTCTCCTGAACCACTCACACAGATCACGGATCAGTTGCAAATCCCGTTGTATATGCACGAGGATTTAGTTCGGTACGCTCTCATGCGTGCTCGGGAACTAAATGAGGATGTTGAACAGGCAAATGCAATGGGAACCGACCTTGCGAACCGTATGGTTCAGTCACGTTCTGAGGCTTTCAGTCCGTACAAAGATCAGTACCCCGTTATCCGTGACTATGCAGGAGATAATTGGTAATGGTAGTCCCCCGCGAAGACAATATGGAGATTGCCAAGTTTAAGGGTCTGAACACATTCACGCGTTCAGATTTGATTGATGATGCAGAGTTTTGTGGGCTGACCAATTTTGAATTTGGCGATCAAGCCGAATTGAAGAAGCGTACTGGTCTACAGTTGGTCACGGATTTTACCAACGTGGGTGGATGGACTAATGGCAAGGAAATAAAATACCTGGGTTCATTTCCTGCTCCACCGGATAACACTCTTCAATTTTGCACAGTTGCTGGTCAACCCTATTACGTCCAGGCTCCTGCAATTGGTATCAACTGGACGAAGGTAGCCGGAATTCCAGATGGCACGTACTGTGTGGGCATGACGTCTTTCAATGATGTTTGGTACTTTCTTTGCCGGAACAACGGAGGGATCTATAAGGCAACTCCTGCAATCAATCCAACTGCGTCCGCAGTAGCAGGAGCGCCTAAGGTCGAAGTGTTTGTTAACTTCAAGGGTCGTCTGTGGGTTGTAGAGCCGAATCCAGATATTGGAAATGCTCTCTCCAATACGATTAAATTCTCGGAGTCCTACAACTTTGAGGATTGGCAGCCTGATAATATCAACATTGTCGATCCTAATATGGGTGATGTGATTACGAATCTCGTTCCGTATTCGGATCGCATCATCGTGTTTAAAAAGTTCTCAATTTGGAATATGTATCTCCAAGGCAACGATTTTCCTATCTCAGCGACTCGTCTTTTAACTTCGACTAGAGGCGCTATCTCGACAGAATCTATTGTTACCGTGAACGATCTTATCTATTTTATCGCCGCAGATGGTGTGTGGAGAACGGATGGCAATGCCTTCTCAGAACTGAGTAAGCCAATTTCAAATGCCTGGATCGGACGATCTATTGATTGGGCATTTGATGAAACCGATTGGATTGCTTATAACGAAGGTCATTTGAAAGTTCGTCTTCAAACAGGTGGAGGAGGTGAAATTCCAGATGAGTCGGGTGGGCAACTCCACATGCAAACATACTCAGATGCCACACTGGGATTACGAAGGTCGTATTTCTTCTCCTACAGTTTAGCGGCTGATGCATGGTCTGAGGAAATCTTTCCGATTGATGTTATCGGTGGACTGACAAGACCCAAGGCAGGACGAAATCAAGGTAGTCCAGTCTTCATGCAAGGTGGAATTGATCGTCTTTTCCAACGCCAGCAGGAAATAACGTACTGGAAAGACGATACCCACTATGTAACCGCAGCACCCGCTCACATGAACTCAGTTCCCGTAGTTACTTCATTTGCTACAAAGAGATACAACATCGGCAATATCAGTCGAGTGAAGCGTTTGAAGTACGCTATGGTTGGACTACAGGCTTCCAGATTTGATTCAGGGGCTGGAAATACAGTGGGCTTCTCTAGTCCAGGTAGCACGCCTACATTTTGGTATACGGTAGATGGTATCCAGCGGGAGTCGTTCTCGTTTGATCCATTCACGGTTACGAACCTGGGTGCTTTCAAGATTCCTGGTACGGGATACTTCCGTACGTTCCAATTATCTATGACGGAATCTGATGCTCAGTTCTTCACTATCCACTTCCTACACTTCATCATGCACCTTAAGAGGCAACTGGCTGAAAGTCCCCGCTGATGGCTGAGGTTCCTGATAAGAGTAAGTTCGCTCTAGATAACATGGGCGAACCTATCGACGTTAAACATCACGATACGCCTGAACGTCATACATTTGGGGAAGCCTTTTTGATCCCGAATGATGATGAGGTTCAGCCTACGGGTGCCGTAGCGTCCGCTGGAAAATCGGAAAAATTTGCAAGAGTCGATCATGTTCACGTAGGCTCAGGCGGTTCCGGTGGTGTTACAGATCATGGCGCTTTAACTGGACTTGCCGACGACGATCACCCACAGTATCTAACGAATGCCAGAGGGGATGCGCTATTTCTTACCCCCGCTGAGGGAAATGCCGCTTATGATGCTGCGGGTGCTGCTTCTACTGCGGTTGCGGCTCATGCCGCTGCTGCTGATCCTCATGCTGTCTATCTTAGGCTAGCAGAAATTCTGGCTGGTGCAGGAATTACAGTTACCGATAATGGTAACGGTACTCTTACTATTGCCGCCCCGAATGCTCCGAACGCTGTTCAGAATACGAGAGCAATCAATACTACCGCTCCATTGACGGGTGGCGGAAATTTAACTGCCGACAGAACATTGGACGTCAATGTTTTCTCGGGAACAGTGAAAGGTGTTGTTCCGGCTCCGAATCCCGCATCAGGTAAATTTCTCCGTGATGATGCTACCTGGCAAACTGTCGCCGGTGGAATTACTGCTCACTCAGCACTCACAGGACTAACGACTGGTGACGATCACACGCAATACGTTAAGGACGCCGGAGACACTATGACCGGCTTTCTTACGTTGAACGCTGATCCTACGAGTGCGCTTCATGCAGTAACAAAGCAGTATGTCGATGCTAGACCTCGGGGAATTCTAACTAGGGTTGTCGGTACTTTAGCAGGTGCATCCATTACGACAACCGCCACTAGGTTGTTTACGCTTCCAAGCGTAAACTTGGAGACAGGAAGACAGTATCGACTCGTCTGCGGTATTCGTGCGCTGTATGCTGCCTCCGGCACTACAGCAATGAGATTTACTCATGCAGTTGCAGGTGTTGCAAATACGCTTAATCTCGACACGTATTTGTATGCTGCTACTGGTCAGTTTAACGGCGGACAAATCGAAACGTTGTTTACTGTTACTGCTTCCGGTGCTCTTACTGTTGGAGTTGATGGCCGGTCAAATGCAGCCGTAACGATTACGTTCTATAACGATACAATGTGGTCCTATATTCAGGATCTTGGTCCTACTCCGCCATAATTTGTTCAATGCTGGTTTGCCGCTGTAGGTCTTTGTATCGTGTTTTCAACGAGGGCAAGGGACCATGAACCGAACGACATTCCACAAGAGTCTCTTAGGTCTAGCGGACGCTCGGGGTTCCAGAGGAATTGCGGCTCGGGGTAAAAACGTTTACGGAGGAACCAGAATGGCCCCTAAGTCATTAGAGCCTAAGCCTTGGACTAACGTTAACGATGCGTTGAGTCCTGTTAAGAAGGAAGTCTACGCTAAAAGGGCTATGCAAAGAGGAACTCCTAAACGAGCACAGCCCAAGCGTGCAGCCATTGGACGCCGACTTAGATTAATTTAGGGAGAGGGGATGAGGCAAAACAAGAGTCAGCCTACCAAGGCGGCAATCATGCGTCGATTTGGTGCGGCGAATGATGATCGGTCCTTGGGTGATAAGAGGGATCAACGGGCCGCTAATCAATTTGTTCGATCACGTCGTGCTCAGACTAGTTCTGTTGGTCCGATTCACCGATCACCTAATAGGGGTACTCGAAGGGCTATCTAGAGTTCTCGATCGTACCACCAATCTCGAATGGCATTTCTGATTGCCACACCAGCAACAATCAGCATCAGAAACAGGCCGAACATTTCAATCAGAAACCAGAAGGCGGGCATGTTGATACTCAGCATGTATCTTCCTTGGAGGTAGAATGTTACTGGCCGATATTGTTCACGGTGAAGTTGACTGGGCAGACATCATGTTCCTGGTCGGTGCTATTCTCTTTGGAGTTGTGTTTATCCTGAGAGTTATGGCCCCTAGGGATTCTGTCGACCAGATCCTTCTCGCTGCGGGACTTACTGTTGTTGCGATTGGATGGCTCCTACTCTGATGGCTACCCCCCTTGATCCTGCTTTGATGAAAGATCCCGTCGCATTGCGGACGGCTATTATTTCACGCCTTGGGATCGATCCAAAGAAACTGGTTGCTTTCGGTGGCGGCCCTGCTTTCGACGATCAGATCAGGAATTTGTACCGTACTGCTACGGGTAAGTATGGTGCTCTTGATCTACAGGAAGCAAGAGCAGGACAAGATTATGAAAACAACCTTTCGCTGATGAATCAGGCTCAGAAGCGTGATTCGAGAATTCTTGGTAACGACTTGGCTGACAGAGGACTTGGATTCTCTGGCGCCGCAATTAGAAGGAGGGCGCAACTTGGCCAGGACTATGCCAATCGACTTCAAACTCTCAATACGGCTAAGACTCGGGGATTGGAAGATGTCGGGACGGCTCGTAATGAGGCTATCAATTCCCTTCTTTCTGGCCGATCGGCGTATGAAGCGGATTATACGAAGCAGTTACAAGATTGGCTCCAACAGCAATCCCAAGCAGCCGCCCAATCTGCAATTGGTCAGCCAGTAACGACTCCGATGAAGACTGTCACGAAGACAGTTACTCATCCTACAGCCACAACCCCTAAGAAGACACAGGTGGCTATTAAATCTCCTGTTCAGCAAAAGGCGGTTAGAACCAGTTCTGGCGTAACTGGATACCGACCGACAACGGGAGGGGTGACGAACGTCTAATGTCTTTTTTCGTTAGCCCCGGTGGTAATGTAAGTTTCGGGAATCCCCAGGTTATGTCTACGGGATATCCTAAACTCCAGCCGTATAGGCCGAAGTCTATCTCGCAAGGTATGAACAAATTCAAGGCTCAGGTTGGAATTAAGCCACCTCCAATTTCAGTCTACAAGCCTCCCGGGCAGGCTAATGCTGATGCGTTGAAGCCATTTCAGGATGTGATGAAACTCGTTTCACCTGGAATGCTTCAAGACACACACCCGTCTAGCCCAAAAGCGAAATCGGCACCATCTGCTAAGAAGTCTGGCCCTTCCAAAGCCGCTGTAGTTCGTCGTATTACGCAACAAGTTCCTGCTGGTCCTCCTGTTGATCCTTTGGATACGCTCCAAAAGGAATATGCCGGTTACCTTACTGGCGCTTACGGGGGTCTAGAAACTGCTCTCGGTGCGGACGCTGAACAATACAAGAAGCGTTCACAGGAAATTGCTGATCGCATTAAGGCTCAGTATGCAGATGCTCAAAGTCTTGCTTCTGGAATGAATGATGCTTCCAAAAATGCTCTAGCAGAATATGCTCAGAGAATGGGTCTACAAGAGGCTACCCAAGGGTCGGCTGTTCAGGATTGGTTCCAACAGAATGAAAGATTGAAGGCTCTGAATTCAGCCGCCCAGGCGAATTCAATGAGCACCAACGATATCATTCGCAGCAATTACTATGACTTCCTTGTAGATCGAATTGCATCTGCTCGGGGAGCAGAAGCAACTTCCCAGGCTACGCTTCTGGATACGATTGCGAATGCAAAACTCCAGAGATTGCAAGCACAACAAGCGGCTGCGGCTGCTGCTGCACGTCGTCGTAGTGGTGGCGGTCGTGGTGGCGGTGGATCTGGTGGTGGATCTGGTTCTACAAAGGCCGGACAGAAATCTACGAGCACTAATGATGCAATGGCTGAAATGTATCGGCTGTATCCAGAATTGCGGGACGTCGGAATGGCAGACTATAAACCTTCTGCGGATCTTTTGGCGCAGGCTAGGAAACTTGAAGGATCTGCTTCGGGGAACCTTAATCCTCGTGTCTCTAGTCAAGTTTCTCCCCAAACTTCGGCGCAAATTGCGAGGCTTCGTCAACTTGCACAGGATATCTTCTATGCTGGTGGACCTACAGGCGGGCCTAGAATGGCTAGTACCGTCACTTACAAGTAGGAATTGACTATGCCCCAAGCACCCCAAGTTTCTACTGACGCTGCCGATGCCATTATTGCAGAATTGTGGAAGAGTCACTACGATCCTGTTAATGTGCTTCGTGCTAAGCACGGTCAAACTCCTAGATCGTACTTGACCGCACAGCAATTGAAAGACGCTCCTTGGTTTGATAGGTACAATCAACTATCACTTAAGGGTCATAAGACTAGTAGTAGTGAGGATGACGGTTCGGTTAGTAGAGTCACGGACAAATTGGAAGGTTCTGATCTTGTCCGGTCTCAAATTGAGACGGAGCGGGCGAAACTGGCGGGCGTTCAAACTGATCGGAACAAGGGCCGACACTGGTGGGATGATATTGCAGAGAATGTCGGTTCATTCGGAGACACCGCTTTGCATGGAGTCGGTGCTGCGCTTGGAACCGGTTTGGATGTTGTTAGCCGACCCCTTTACGGGGTAACGTCCGGTATTAGTGAATTGATCGATCCTCAACTAGAGGGTGGATCCATTTACGAGAACGTTATGAAGCGTGCTGCGGGTGCTACCTTCAAGAAAGAGAAGGTAGAAACTACAGGTGATATTCTCCGAAAGCCTGAGTTACTTGGTGGTATGTCCGGCGGCTGGCAAAAATCTGCGCTGATTTCTGGTGGTGGTTTGGTCGGTGACGTTGTTCTTGATCCATTCACATATGTTTCTGGAGGAACTACAGCGGTAGGAAAGGCTGCTGCTCTTAAGGGTGTGGCTGCTTTGGGTGAACACGCGCCCACTATTGCAAAGGCCATTGAAACTGGCATTCAGATGACAGAACGTGGCGGAACAGTTGCGAAAGGTGTTAAGTCGCTCACGTCGGCTGAAGCAAAAACATTGGCGATGAAGGTTACCCGACAGCAAGTTACGAAGAAGTCTATTCAGAAACAAGTTGTTCGTCAGGTTGAAGAAGAAGCCAGAGATTTGTTCGTGAAGACAGGTCACGCTATGCCGTATGCTCAGCGTGCGGAGCGTATGAAGAATCTCTCGCTTGATTTGACGGATGAAGTTCGTAATGCAGTTGAGAAGGGTATTATACAGGGCAATAAGCGCCGATTTGCTGTCCGAGTTGCAGGTAAAGATGTGCTCGGTGGTAAGATTGGCAGCAAGATTGGCCGGGCTGCTTACGTTCCATTCCAGTATGCAGGTGCGGGCGCTAATAAACTGTATCCTGTCCGTGCTCTTAAGCACGCATTTCAGATCGGTGACCATTTCCCTGGAATGACAAACCGTTTGCGTCGCTTGGCTGAGTCCTATGGGATTCGCCAGCACGAAATCTTCTCCAAGAAAGTAGATAATCTCGTTAAGGGTGTTTCCAAGGATGGGCGGAAGCAAGTTCTTAAGGATTTGGAGCGCGGTGTTCGCTCTGAGGGTATGGACGGTGGCAAGGATCTTGGAGAAATTTACGACTGGTTCGATAACTATCGTAAAGAGAAGTTCCTCGATCTTGAAGACACTGGAATCTACGAAGCGAATAAGCAAGCCGCTAACTACGTTCCTGTCTACATGCGCTCGGGTTCTAAAGACGCCATTAAGACGTGGAAGAAAGGTCGAAAGACCGCTTTGCGAAATGGTAATGTCACGCAACTCACTGAGCACACACTTGAAGCCGCCAAGGGTCAGGGATTCAAGCCTTATGACTTGGTGGATGACGCCTTCAAGATGTATGACGCTGACGTAGGCCGAAAAATCATTCGACGCAATTACCACCTGTCTCTTTTGGATAACTACGGTATTCGGGCATCTAAGGACGCTGCCGAAGGTTTTAAGAAGCGCGGGTTCGTTGACGCTAGCGAATTCATGAAGCCTGCGGATCGAGAAGCCCTTGGCCAATTGGGTGAAGGTATGTATATGCACCCAGAAATCAAGAACACAGCCAAGAAGATCAACAAGATGCTCGAATCGGGTAACCACGAAGACCTGAATCGGTTGATGAGAATGGCGGACCGCTTCACTAACTGGTACAAGCGAACCGCTACCGTTTATAGTCCTCGAAACTGGGTGAACAACACCTTCGGAGATATGATTATGAACTTCTTTGATGGGGTTCAGAATCCTATCTGGTACAAGAAGGCTGCAAAGGTTCTGCGGGATACTACAGGTACTATCCGAATCGGTGGTCAGGAAGTAGATAAGAAACTTCTTAAGGAATTGTATGACCGCTACAGTTCTGGCGCAGGATTTCTTCGCGCCGACGTTAATAGTGATCTTACCGGAAGATTGGGTAAGTGGGCGGGTAGAGGATTCCAGCATAGAGAAGACTTCGGTCGTGCTGCTCACTTCCTTCACGCCCTTGATAGTGAACTTAAGTCCCGCGGTACACTCAAAGAAGTGGTGGGATTCCTTAAGAAGAATCCCAGTATGGAAGACCTTGGGTTGTCCACTGTAGGAAAGCGTCTTCAAGATGCTGCTACAGCGGCAGGTGAAAGAGTCTCGAAGTGGAACATCGACTATAGCGCCTTCACTCCATTCGAGCGGAATTACTTGAAGAAAATCATTCCGTTTTACGCTTGGCAGCGGAAGTCGATTCCATTGATTGCAGAAGCAATGGTTACGAAGCCTGGGCGTGTGAGTGCGGTGAGGAAAACTCAATCCGCTGTAGATCAGTTGTTTGGTGGTGGGCAGCCGAACGAAGATGGTCAATACAAGGTGGAATATCCTTGGTGGCTTCGTGATGCTGCTTTCATGCGGATCGGTGGAACCGATAAAGAGCCTATGGTTCTGCAGGATAATACTCCGCTTGCTCAATGGAAGCAGACATTTGGCCAACAATCGTTTACCGATTTCATTCGTAACCAGGCAGCCTCGTTGCATCCTGCCATTCGAGCACCATTCGAACTCGGATCTAAACGAGAGTTGCTCACAAACCGTGAGTTTAAGACGATCCCTGAATACCTTTCGCATCAGATTCCGTTGTCC